CAATCACAGCAGTAGTAGGGGCAATGTACTTATCCCCCTTAAGAGCGATGTTGTGTACAACACCATCACGTTCCCATAAGTTTGCTTTATATCTAGAATTAATGTGAATCATACGTTGTTGTTGTTCCACCAGAAGCCAAAATCCAGATTGAAGGTATCATAATAATTAAACAGTTTGTTAGGGTCAAATTCATTAACCACAGTTTTAATTACTTTTTCACTCTTGGTCCCTTCATTTGCACTGGAGAAGGAAGCAGACATAACTAATTGGGCAACAACATACAAATTGTCACCAAAGTATTTGGATGCATTTTTTGTAATTCTGTCCTTATCAAAAGAGCCCATAGCCCTTTCCATGTCACCAGTAATCCATTTTGTTTCATATGGGTCATCTTTTTTACCTTTTACTAATTTTTCTGATTCTATGTCATTCAAGTCTGAAGTTTTAGTTACTCCAGCCCTTACGTCTATTATGTTGTCATCCGTTTTATAAACCAATGCTTTTGCAATAGGCTTTAATCCACCGTGAAACCCATACTCCAGTTCACCCAAATTAGATACTCGTTGAATTTCTGCTGCGTTATATTTTTTGGGAACTGATTTTGGGTCATTTTTATCATAGAAAAATAACTTTAAACTCTCAATTTTAACTTCTGTAATAGCAGTATTTTTGACTAAATCTTTAAACGCTTTACTTGTCCAAAACCTAAGTTCTTCTTCAAGATTTGGTGAACACAAAGAATATTTTAGTTTGTCAGGGAACGTATCAGGGTCTGCTTCATATTTTGTTTTATTCGTATCATAGATTTTTTTCCACCACTTATTAAGTGACCACTGTTCAAGAGTGTAATCAATAAACGTAGTCAGTCTTCCCCATCCTTCAAAAGAAAACCCCATATTTACAAGTTGTGCTTGTGTTTGTTTTTGTAATGCATTGCGTGCTGTTTTACTTGCAGCAGAGTCTGCTTCATTATTTTCGTTTTGAGTTGTTATTTGTTCTTCAAGTTGTTGTGTAATGTATGAATTTTTACGAGCAAACCCAATGTACAAAGCCTGTACACTAAGAGTTACTTGGCATACGGTTGGCACCATGTTTTCACTAAATTTGTGAAAGGCTACGTTTGATGCAGTTACAAAACCTTCAACCATAAAGAGAGAAGAAAAAACAATACGCACAGGCATTGGGTTTAAGAATGCCGAGTTTCCAAGTACATTATTTAAACCTTTACTAAACTTTCCGTCTTTTTCAAAGTCTGCACCTGCATATGGGTTTATTTCTTTTCCGTCAGCATCCTTTTCGCCAGTACCTCTTAACTGCTTAGTAGCCTCCCAATATGCCAAGATACTTTGAACGGTGTCAGATGTAATGGATTGTCCAATAATAGAATCCAAAACGTACAGGTCTACAAGAACACCAAGGTCACCCACGTGCTCTTGTTTGTAAACATTTGAAGCCCTACTATTTGTAGGGTCTTTTGTGTCGGTGAAGGCATCTGGTGAACCGTAGTTGTCAAGCAGTTGTTTAAATGGTGGAATATCTACAAATTGACCATTAGCATTTCGGTATTTCTGACCTGCTACTTCGTACTCACGGTTAAACAACAATTGAAACTCAAAAGAAGCCTGTCCTGGAATGGCCTGCAACAACTGTGTTGGGTTTTGCAAAAGTGGGTTAAGGGTTGTGGAACTTGCCTGCACAGTGCGTAGAATCATGCTTGGGTTGAATTGAAAAAAACAACGCCGTACAGGGGTATCTATTCCTGTGTATCTTCCAGAACTTTTCTTTTTTACAGCGTCACTATTACTAAACTTGTTAATAATGTCGGGAAAGATTCCACGAATAAAACCACGTTGTACAACAGTTTTTCTTAAGGGACCCTTGGACAAATCATCGTACACATTAGGTATGTACTTACCTGGGTACATAAACTCAGGGTTGTCATTTTCTGTTCTTGATAGCGTTTGGGATTCAACCGCAGAAATATTTAAAAATTGATTTGAAGCATAGCCAGTATCATTAATTGCCATTAGGTGCTCCTAAGCATAAGTAGTTTTACTTCACGTTCTAACAAACTAGAAACTTCCTTAGAAAGTTTCTGTACGTCCGCTCCGTAGTTATTTCCACCATTTAAATTAATAGTTGGAGCAATACTAACATGGAACGTATTTCCGCTATCGCCCTGCATAACTACAGTGCTTCCACCTCTACCAGAAGGTGCATAACCGCCCATATCAATATTAGGGTCACCTTGTTTAGGATGCCCTGAAGTGGCGTATCCTGCTTGCTTAACGTACTTAGCGGCTTGCGGGATATTAGTATTGTTTAGCGGATTTCCTGAATCATCTTTCCAGTGGTCCCAGTTGTTACCATGTCCAGACAACTTCCAAGCGACTCGTGCGTTTGTAGCAGGGTTAAACAGGTCTTCATTCTTCTTAAGTTTGTAAGTTTTTCTACGACCTGGACCCATGTCTCCTTTCATATTGATTTGCATTAAACCATATGAAAGGTCGTCACTGTCATTAGCCAATGAGCGGGGATTGAACCGAGATTCTCGGTGGGCGATGGCTACCGCTTCTACTAGACGTTTTCCTCTAAACCCTGCTTTATACATAACAGCCGCTACTTGAGCACCTGTTAAAGGACCACTTTGGTTAAAGCCTCCAGAACCCGATGAGTTACTTCCTGGGCTTGCTGGGTTTGTACCTCCACCTGTGGTGTTTGAGTAGCCCCCACTACCACCGCCACGCATGTCTAGGCCAAACGCTTCAATTGCAGAGTTCATACTTAGACCTGTGTAGTTTGAAATAGCAAGGTTTGCACCTTTACCAGCAGTACCACCCAGACTACTTACAGTCTGATGCATTAATGTTTCAAGGTTGGGAATAGATGCTTTAGTGTCTGTTGGTTCTTCCATGCTCCCATTGTGTCCCCAAGGAGCACCCTGCTTCTCATACTGTAAACGGGAACCAGGAAGTTCAGATGGTTGAACGTGCCAAGGTTCATTATTAACATCAAAGAATGAACGCAAACCAAAACGAGCGGCGTTGTCCTTAATCCAGTCAAATTCAGTGCTTGGTGCAAGGTCAGCAGCCAAACCAATTTCGTGCATTGACATTCCTGGAGGAGCAGCAGCGGCACCACGCACACGCTTCCAGTATTGGTTCTTCCAGAACACATCTGTTTTTTCATTTGTCGGTTCGTAACGTGATAGGAACATTGCCTTCTGTTGTGCCGTAGTACGAACACCCCCACCAATATAAAGTTTAGGGTTTTCTTTCATCATGGCTTCAATACGTGATTTAAGACGAGGGTGTAGTTTGCTAAGGGAACCTTGACTTTTAGCAATGTTGCCACCATCACCCTTAGGGCCAGTTCCTGACTCTTTTTCACCTGTAGGGTCACCTATACTGTTTCCAACAGTATTACCAACACTTGCACCTGCCATGATTCCCATAGGGTTTCCACCAGTTGCAATGCCTCCAATAATTCCACCAAGGATTGTTGAGCCTGCTTTAATAATACCGCTGTATGGCTTTGCTTTAATCTTCATGCCAATAATGCCAGACATGGCTTCTTCAAACTTTTGCAAAGCCTTAGTTACATTTTGAAGACCTCTTTCCATATCAGCATAAGAGTCGGCTTGCTTGTTGTACATGCTTTCATCACGAGCATTCTTTACTCGCTCAGTTTCAGCATTTTGGTTAGCATAGGTATCTTCAACACCCATAAACTCTCGGTGGACTTTGCTGGATGCGTCATACATACCAACTCCACCTTTTTTCTTAAATTGCAAATTTTGTTTAGCATATTGAAGAGTAATGTCCTGCATGTCTTCAGGAAGACCCGACTGACGCATGCGTTCACGAGTCATAGAACCAGGGGCCATAGCACCTTCAATTGAACTACGTGTGGTAAGTCCAAGGCTATTTACAGTTGACTGAATAACTTCTGAAGTACTTCGTTGACCACCGCCAACTTTGTATAAACCAGTACCACTCATCATGAACATTCGGTTAGCACTATTTGGGTCAGCCAAACCACGTGCCATTTGGTTTACTTGCTCAGTAGAGTAACCATAACCCGAAGATGCACGAATAAACTCGGCTGCCTTACCTTGTTTAGAAGCATCAATACCTGTAGAGGCTTGTAGAGACATTACCTGGTTAATACCACCAGTACCTAACTTGTACTGGGACAAAGGAGAACGCATGCGGTCACGTACTTCTTGACCACCCATACCAGTTGTCTGCTGGTAAAGCATATCAATACGGTTAGCAGACAAAGAATACTGTGAGTTCTCACCAATGCGCTTGTTGATTGCATCACCAATAGCACTCGCTACTTGCTTTGCAATGTCTCCTGCTGCACTAGCAGCGCCACCGCCGCCTCCACCGCCGCCACGCATTACGTTGGCTGTTTGACTACGGTCTACGTTGTAGGTGACATTACCAAAAACCATGCCACCCATACCGCCACCACCAAGGTTTTGTTGGGTGAGGGAGCCAGCATCGGGGATATAACCCTTGCCTCCACCGCCTCCGCCTCCTGCGGGACCGCCAGTGCCCATGCCGTTCATGGCATTAGCAACCTTCTGCATCTTGGCAGCCCATTGTTCAGTCAAAGTAATGACCTTAGGAAGGTCAGTCTTTAACTTATTAATGTTTGTGTTTAACTTGGTAAGGGCAGTATCAAGTTCTTGTAATGGCTTGAGGTCACTTTCAAAGCGACCACCTTTACCAGAGGGGGTACCCATGGCTTCACCTGGACGCACGCCAGTATCAGCAAGACCGTCTCTTCTGTCTACTATTGGATTTTCTTGAGCCATGGGTAACCTTAAGATTTACTCCGCCAACGTGCCATTGAAAACCAATAGGACCGTTGTCGGACTGTCATATATTTTAGGTCATTTAGACCAAACCCTGTGTATACAGAGGCAATCAGTTCGTATTCCCAATAAGTAATCGTGAGGTTAACCGAATAGAAGTGAGACCCAGTCCATCACAATGATGAGGTCCTCTTGGCACTTGGCGCACTGAGTCTTCACCTCCTCCATCTTTGGCCCAGGAGGGTTGCTGGTCAGCGCCCGTACCAACTTATTGCGGTCACTGACACCAATGGTTTTGGCCCAGCGTTCTTTTTCTTCTACTGAGGTTTCGTCATCTGATTCAATACATCTAGCAATCATTAAAGTGTTTTGTTCAGCGATTGTCTTTGACTTCTTGGCCACATAAGCACTGTCGCCACCTGTTGGATAGTTAATTTTTACAATTGAACCATCCCGCATTTCAATTTCTAAAGGCTTTGTAAAATCTTTAGATGGGCGGTCAAACTTAAAATCTTCGTCTAAGTTGAGTGTTACAAAGTTAGTAGAACCACAGTTCCCACAAGTTACGTCTAGTTCACGAAAACGTCCATAAGTCGCCTTCATAGCGCCCACAAAAAGTAAGTCACGGTCACCGATAATAAGATTGTCAATAACTGAAGGGTTATCTTTAATCTGGATATCACCGATTGACACAACGGCTCTTTTTAGTAGTGCACTCATGTAGTCGCTATATACAAGTCCTTCTTTGTTAGTTAACGAAGCAATTGCTTCTTCGTCTTCTCCATTAAGTTCTCGTATTACTGCGTCTGTTTCCCAATCTTCAAACCCCTTGACACCTCGCATCAGTGACACTGCTGTCACTGGTGCGGGGTTCATGCGAGGGGCTGGGTCTTGAATTGCTTCGTTAGCAGCAGATGCTTGTGCTTGAGTTGTTTCTGACATTTAATTCTCCGATAGGGTTATAGGTTATTTAACGGCTGGCAGCCAATGCGTCCATTTCAGTCTTTGTCCATGCAAGGATAAAACCTTCGTGAACCAAACTTAGTTCATGAACCATAATCTCGCTGCCACTGGCGTTGAGACCACTCATTGTGAATGATGCAGGCCATGCGTTGAAAATCTTAATACCAAGTTTGCGATTACCGCCCTTGGTAGCAGCGTCATTTCCAGCATTGTCTGTGTAGGTTGCGTTGGAGTGTGGGTGGTCATAAACCCAAACAAGAACGTCACAACGGTAATCAGAGCCACCAGTAGAGCCAGGAGCACCTGACTGCCAGTTGTGGATAAAGCGTTGCCACTTCCACAATTGGTCTTGTTCTGGGAAGACACCACGGTTAAATGAAATTGGAGCAAAGTCAGTTTGACCAACCATCTTGTGTGGGTGGGTATTCATTCCACCTTCACGATATTGAATAACTTCATTGGTAACAGCAAGACCGCTCATTGCGGCAAATCCCAAGTTACCCAAGCCATTTGCAAAAGTTGCAAGACTGTTTTGGGCGGAACCAGGTGCTCCAGGTGCAACCGTCAAAACACCTGATTGGTTGTCTTCGGGTGTGCGGGTTGTAGATGGAGGTATGAACTGTACCTCAAACTTAAACGAGCGGATTGGGTCTGTGCGTGTAGTGGGCATTATAACTCCTTAGAGTGTTTCGGTAACTGTATTGCCGCCAGTAAACTGGCCAACATTGATGACAATGAATTCAGCAGGTGTTTGCAAAGCAACGCCTACTTCTACATGGATTTCACCAGCATCAATAGATGCTTGTGGGTTATTAGTTGAGTCACATGTAATGTAATACGCTT